TTTAACTCAAAGAACACATTTTCCAATTCATCCATATATGAAAATATACCATGTGTTATTTGGCCATTATATTCATATACTCCATTTTTAAAGAACTCTAAGAATTCATCATTACACAAAGCATCATTTAATTTTTGTCTTACTTCTTCTTTGTAATATAACTTAGGTGCACCAATAATTGGTAGATAAGTTTTAGAATGTAGTAAAGCAAATGATTTCCAAACAGCATCTACTATTTTTATAATTTGTTGTTCAGTTAATTTATCTTCAGATAGAATAGTTTTGATATCTCTAAAACCTTCCATGTGTTGCAAAGTCAAAACTGCATAATCTGTTTCATATGAAACATCAATAATTTTTGGAAACAAACTTGGAAAATCAACAGAGTATCTTTGTATCTTCTTTAGTTGAGAATACCAACGAACAAAACCATACTCTCTTTCTTTAATGAGATTGATTTTCTTCTTGACGTAACGAACATCATCAATTTCATGTAACTCTGTGGTACTTAAAGAACCACCTTTCAAATCTCTAATTTTCATTTTAAACTTATTCTTGCCAATTCAAGGCCATATTCTTGTGGACTACCAAGAACAATTGTTTCATATTCATTATTCAATTCGTTTAGACCAACAAACTTATTATTCTTTATCATAGAGTCTAAGACATTTGCAACATACATTTCTTTTCCCATAAATCCTTGTGATAGAGATTCGTACATTTGTTGATATAAATCAGGATTACTAAAACCATAAAGACCAGAACTTGCAAATGGAGAAATAAAAGCCTTCTCAACAATCTCGGTCACAAGACCATCTTTTGACCTAACATAGGAATATTTTGGATTATTGGCAACAAACACATCAACATAACCGTCAGACATTGTTGATTCAATTTTTTTGAAATCTCTACCAATCAATAGTGTATCAGCATTATGAACAAAGAAAGGAGTGTTTCTGTTTTTTAATAGTGAGGCACCAATATAAGCAGTATGTGCTTGACCACTTGTATCACCAATGTAGTGAATGTTATCTTTAGTAAGACCAAGTGGTTCAATAGTTTTTACCAAGTTAGGCATGAAATACACATCACGCTTATTAGCCAACAAAAGAACTTCATCAAAAGTTCCTAATTGTTTAAGAATTTCATGGATGATTGTTTCATCTTTCCATGGTAACAAATACTTTGGTATATCAAAACCAACATCATGGAATCTGGTGTTTAAACCAGCCATACAAATTACTAACGTAGCCATTGCTCAAAGTCCTCACGAATTAAACTGTGCCATGTACCATTATAGGGACCAGGCGGAAATGGGTGATTGATATCACAGTAAACTAAATTCTCACCAACTAACTCATTTGCTTTCCAGTTTGCGCTCATTAAATCTTCACACATCATTTGTACACCTGAATCATAAAATTCATCGATACGATTAAAGGTATCTGCATATTTGTCCATGTTCCCTGAAGATGAAAATGCAAACTGGTCATTACCAAAATCTCTAGATGGTGTCATACGACAATTCGGTATATGAAGTTTTGTATTATCAAGTTTATCAAATGGTATTCTAGTATTGATTGCAAAATCAAAACGACTACGAATAACCCAATCAAACTTCATATTGTTTTCTTCTTCATATACAAGTTTTAATTCGTTGCACTTTGAGATAGCATACAATTGATTATATGTTGAACGGACTGGATCTTTTACTTTCCAATTTGGTTGTGGTGGTGGAAACCTTGTGTATTTTGATAGGTCATTTGTTAATGACTTCTCAATAGTAAACGCTTCTGGTTTATAAATTTCAATATCTATAACTTCAGGTGATTCCCACACATGACAAAAAACGGTAACATCGTTACCGTCTAGTATATTTTTATTAACAAACTCATAACCCTGTGATACACAACGAGGTTGTCCAGATAGACATAATGCTATTTTCATTTAAGCCACTTATCGTTTTCTAGTGACCATTGAACCATATCTTTGATTCGTTCACGCAAAGAAATCTTTGGTTTCCATCCTAAAGATTCCATATAATCACCAGACAAAGCGTAACGTAAATCATGGCCAGGTCTGGATGAATGAAAGTCAACCATTTCATATTTGAGTTCCTTATTTTGTGCTTCTGCGATTAGTTTAGCCAGTTCTAAGTTATCAATTTCATCGGGACCAACAATGTTAAACTTAGAAATTTTTGCACCACCAAAATCAGGAACTATCTGATAGTCTTCAGGTAAATTAAGAATAAACATCAAACCATCTGCAACATCTTTAGCATGAACATAGTGGCGTGAGCCTGCTTTTGTCTTGCTTCTATCAGAATGGATAGTAAGTGTTAAACCATCACGAGCATATCGAATGGCCTTGGGAATAAACTTCTCTGGATGCTGACGTTCACCAAACACATTCATCGTGTGCGTAATGTAAATTGGCATATTATAAGTGTTCTCAAAGGCAACACACATTTCTTCGCCGGCGGCCTTGCTGGCAGAATAAGGATTCGTAGCATTATATCGGTCTCTCTCTTTGTAATCAACACCTTCAGGTGCAGGACCAAACACTTCATCTGTTGAGAAGTATACGAATCTCTCCAAGTTTTTTAGTGTTCGTGAAAATTGTAGAAGGTTGACTGTACCGATAACATTATCTTGCACAAACTCCATTGGAAATTCAATTGAGCGGTCTACATGAGAACCAGCTGCAAGGTGTAAAACAAGTTGGCAATCACCAATTAGACCAGCAGTTTGTGGATTAACTTCTGCTCTCAAATCGTGAAAGACAATCTCAACCCGTTTCTTTTGTTCGGGTGGATACTTCTTCATAATATCTTCAAGACGATTTAAATTGCCAGAGAAGTCTAGTCGGTCAAGTGATACAATTGTCCAGTCTGTGGTGTCCAGAATAGTTTCAATTAAGTGATGTGCAATAAAGCCTGCACCGCCGGTGATTAATACTCTTTTAGTCATTATATTTTTCCTCAATGATTTTGCGCCATTCTGGTATTCTATCATACTGATGCACGATTGTAAAGTCTTTTCCTTTGGATGTTGTAACATTACCCGCAATCATTTTCGGTGATGCTTCCAATAGTAATGGTTTGAATTGTTGTATCTTACTTGGGTCAGCAGTTGTACCAAGTTGACAAGCCCAACCATCTTCTGATTTACAATACCTTGCTGTTGACAAATAAGGTTCTTGTGAAATCATAAAGTTAAATGTTGATTGGTCTACAATTGGAATTGGTCGATTGACTGACATGGCAAAAATCATTGCAGCTAAATCTTGCATTGCATGACCACGACCAGCGAGAACACCCACATTATAAATTTCATTCTCTTTGAAAATGTTATGGAAGAATGGACCAAAAGTTTCAATCAGATTTTGATTGCCCCATGGTTCATCTTTATAGTATATACTTTCAGAAGCAAACATATAAAGTTGCTTTGCTCCTAATTCTTGGTCTATTTCTTCAGATGGATTGTGTTGAAAGATAACATCTTTCACATCGGTTGTAATTACATACCGATAATCATCGTGTGTTTGTAGGTAGTTGTAGATGTGGATGAATCGTTCCACATGAATTGGTAAATTAGACTCATGCTTAAACATTGCATTGTCATCATCTTTTTTACCAGGAAGAATAACTTGAAAACCAGCCTGAGTTAGTTTTTCAATAGTTGCAAAAGAGATGTTAAAGGCAATCATAACTTTATCGCCTTTGAAACCACTCTTATTGATTGAGTTGACCCAAAATTTTAATTTGTCCCAATCATAATTGGTGCAAGCACCTATAATCAAATCTTTCATAATATTCCAATCAGTTAATTAATTACTTATGTCGCTTATACTCTCTAAAGCTGGCAATCTTTTGACCTGGTGTACCTTTTAGATAATTATTTTTTAACTCATCAGTACCCCATTGTCCTGCACCAGATTTTGGTAAAATATTTTTTTCTACCTTCTCTCTTAACTTTTTTACAACACGGACAATCATATCATCCTCTAGTTAGGTTTAGAATTTTTTGAATCTGTGATTCTAATACAGGCTTTCGGTTAGGCCATTTGATAATTGGTTGGTCTGCCGTCTGTAATAGTTTGGTCAAAAATGGTAGAATTAATTTCTCCACTTCATGCAAACGTGCCTTGTATTCTTCAACAGTATCTTCTTTTTCAGCGATAATAGAATTATATTCTTCTTCATCAATTGCTGTAAAACCAAAATCATTATCGCCATATTCCGCTATAATGGAATTTAAATCAAATTTCTTCTCTGCCATTATTTACTCCAGTTTTTCTGTGCAGTAAAATTCAAATGACTGAATTCAAGTCTGTCAACCAACTTAACTGCATTGCCTTTTAATCTATCAACTGCAACAAAACCTTCTGGATTGGTAACTTTAAACCCATCTTCTGTTTGCACGAATGTACTTGTTACTTGCCTTAGTTGTTGCAATTTCTTAATAATCATATTCTTGGCATCAACCATGCCGTTTTGCATATCAAATATCTTTGTCAAATCATTTGCAGAACCACGGAGAGTACGCATAATATCATTTTTAATTATGGTCTTATCTCTCTTTGTTTTTTCCATTTTAGCGGAAAGAATATCTTTATTTAGCTTGTCTTCAATCCACTTAATTAATTCTCTTGTGTGTGTGGTCGTGTTTGTAATCTTTTGACCTTCACGAACTTTGGTGTTATTGAAAGTCTTAACATATTCACGGACTGTATCACTTGATGAAATTCTACCAATAGACAGAGAATTTATTTGTTTGAATGTGGAACCAACAGTAGAAAGAATGGAAGTTATTTGTTTTGTTTCATCTTCTGTGAATGATGCCGTACCAGATGCATCAGTAAAGTATGCATCACGGAACCAAACATCTTTAGTTGATGTTAAATTTTTAATGTCAATGTTGAATGATGCCTTCATATCAGAGAATGTTTTGCCTGTGTATGAAGTATGAAACACTACACCCATTTGTGCAGCTTGCATCGATTTTGCCAATTTAGAATCGGCAGGCACAGCATAGATTAATGTGTTTGGTTGAAATGTGATGTAGTTTTCACCATCAAAAGTTTTATTTGATAAATCACCTTTTGCAAACATCATATCACCTTGCAATACACCTTTGATGCCAAGTTTTGGTAGATATCGTAGAGCAACTTTAAGTTTTGCATTGAGACCTTCACCTGGATGATTGTTGTCAATATCATCATCGGTGTAATTTAATTTTGCATTTGCATTGAAGACACCTTTCGTGCCAACAAAGAACTTACCATTGTCTGGATTGATACCACAAAAGATTGCAGGTGAGCCATCCCATTTTGTGGTTACATTCACTTTAGATTGTGAATGACCAGCAAGCATATCTCTCAATGACTGTAAGAAATTAATTGCATCACGAGCACCAGCAACACCACGATTGAGAATCTCATCCTCAATATGTTCTAGGTGAAGATTTGCACCTTCTTTTTTTGTTTCGGTTAGAAATTCTTTGAAATTCATATTAACTGTACTTTATGAAAATGCTACTATTTTTTGTGGCTGAGGATGCGTATTGAAACATATAAGAGCAGAGAGAATCCATTTTTTTCTCTTTAATCATAGTGTACACAAGGTCAATACCAATATACTTTGACATCCACCAAGTTTTGTCTTTTCTTTGTCCTGCTTTTGCTTGAACTATTAAATTAGGAATTGATTCTTTACTATTTGATAAGTCTTTAAACATTGTTGCAAATTGTTTAAATTGTGCTTCAGTTGGTTTATCAATTGGTGTTTGATTAGGTAGTGTTAGTTTTGCTCTATTAACTCCAGTATCTATAGCACCCTCAAAGATAACTCCGCCACCGATTTTACCACCAGCTGCCGTTTTACCTTTAATTTCTCCTTGCCATGATGATGGTACTGGTCTACTAGAGAAATTTCTCAATTGAATTTCTCCATCTTTACCTTCAGACTTGAACTTTATGTATATGTCTTTTGAGTCCAACATATTTGGTCCAAGTTTTACACCAGTAAATTCTGCCGTTAAAGGTTTACCTGCATTAAAAATTTTCGAATGAGCAGAACCTTTTGGATCCAACTTTTTTAATGATATGCCTATTAAGTTTTTTCTAGCAAACTCATCAAACATATATCGGTTGTATTCTCTTAGTGTTGGCCATTTCGTTTTTAATGTGAAACCTTTTTTGACCATCCAAATGTCAGCAGGATTCCATTTATCATCACCTGAAAGACCACTATCTTTTTTCATTCTACGCCATTCATTATAAATTGAATCTACAAATTTACCACCACGATAGAACTTAAACTTATTACCAGTTCTTGCTTCAGGCACATCTACAAATATTTGATTTGCAGTTTTAATTATACTTAAAAACCAATTTTCATCCAAAGTTTTCATACACTTTTCTAGCGTTCTATCACATTCTGCATCACCAATAGTTTTGGATGTTACTTGAGATATGTCAACAAGGTCTTTACCTAGATGTTGTCTAGTTGCACAGGCATATGCTTGTAGACTTTCAGCTAATGCTGTTACCTCTGCACCTGCACCTGATATTCCTTCTGCCATTCAATACTCCGTTTGTTATTGGAGTATTTATGCTATCACAACTACCGTATTATGTCAAGCACAGTTCCATTTGTCCAGACTTCTTGTTCATTCCTAATGCGTTTTTCTGTTGTTAATGTGTCAAAACGATTCATTGCTTTCTTTCGCCACCACTCAATG